AACACCGAGTGGCAACGCGGCGTCGCTGACATGCTCGCCGCAGGAATCAATCCAATGCTGGCCGTCAGCCAGGGAGGAGCCTCAACACCAACTGCACAAGCGCCAACCGTACAACCAGAACGACGCTGGTCCGGCGCTATGGAAAGCGTGGCCAAAAACCCAGCGGCGGTCTTGGGCATGCAACAGCTCGCCGCCAACATCGAACTGACCAAGGCCAACGCCTACAAGACCAGGGAGGAGGGCAACATCACCGCCTTCAACGCATTTCCCGACGTCCTGGGCAAACGCTACGACAACGAAATGCGCATGTTCGAACAGCAACTCGAGAACGAAAAAGCCAAAGGAGCACTCACCACTGCGGAAGAAGAACAAATCCGCAAAATGCTACCCGTCGCCATACAGCTCGACATCGCGAGACGCAAACTCACCGAGGAACAAGCCACCTCGGCCGCGCAAACGCGACGCATGGAGAGCTACCAAGAGGCAGAACTCCGAACCACCCAAAAGTGGTTCGAACAAATGGGCGCATCCGGCCGAGTCATGGACTTCATTAACCGAGCAATCATGCTCCTGGGGAGATAACGCGATGTACTACGCAATCAACAAAGCACGCAGCCGCACGAAGAACACCAAACCATCACTGACCGACCAGGCAGCTGCGCGGGAGACGGACCGAAACGTCATCGTCAAACGATTCATGGTCAGCGGCCAAGTACCCGGTGGTAAACAACCAATGTTCGGGGACTTCAGCATCCTGCCGAACAACCTCAAGGACTTCATACGAATCGGGAAATCCCTCAAAGACCACCGCGCAAACCTGCCGCCTGAACTGCGCAACCTACCACTACACGAACTGCTCGCATTGACAACCAAAGAACTCGCGGAGAAACTCAAGAAGCCGGAACCACCGGCGCCGGACAAAGCCGGCAAACCTGAAGGAGAAACGAAGTGAAGATCTACGCAATACGAGACCGAATGCTCGACTACTTCCAAGTGCCGGTGGTCGTCCACCGGATGGAAGACCTGGTCGCAGCCATCGCCAGGGGAATCAACAGCACAGGAGAAGACCAAAATGAGCTCGCGCAAGCGCCGGACCACTACGAACTCTGGAAAATCGGAGAAGTCGACGACCAAGGCAACCTCCACGCAACCAAAGAATTCGTTGCCAACTGCCACAGCTTCATTCGAAACGGTGTTTGGAAACGCCGAGCCGAAGGAACTGATGGAGCTCAAAGCACAACGGGCGCGATTCCGCGCAGTGCTGGACGAGCTCCAGAAAGCGCCAGAGCCACGCCTGGCGCTACTGAGGGTGAGACGAGGACAACGCATGTCGCGCCTCAGAAGCCAGCTGAAGATGCTGGACGAGGCCATCGCATCAATGACCATCTCCCGCCAGGCATAACTGGACGCACTGACTAAGACAGCAACTGCCTACGGCAAGCGCTGTCATCTGGACCATCTGGATCTAGTAGCAGATGGTCCAACCAGCCCCAAGGGCTGGTATAAGGGGGTCGCAATCGACCCCCTTTTTCATTGACAACCCGGAGGATCTATGCGCCGAAACATCGGTGGCAAACGCCACGCTCGCAAATTCAACCAGGCGCGCAAGCGCGCCCGCGCGGTGAACTCACCGCAAAAAATCATGAGAGGAGGCTTCCGCCTCTAATGGCATGCGAGGCACCCATGAAGGGATGGAGACGGGCCGACAATGTCGGCCCTCTTCGTTTCGGCAACATGCCGCAGGACGGCCAGCTCTGGTGGCCAATCAACATACCCTGCGGCCTCTGCATACTGTGCAGAGAAGAACAAGCACGACAGTGGGGAGTACGCATCACGCATGAAGCAAGCATGCATGAAGAAAACGCATTCATCACACTAACGTACGCCGACGAACACCTACCGGAGTACAACAGTCTCAACTATGAAGACCTGCAAAAATTCTGGAAACGCTTGCGGCACCACCTGGGACCGCTGCGCTACTACGCCGTCGGCGAATATGGAGACCAAACCCAGAGACCGCACTACCACGCATGCGTCTTTGGGCATGCGTTTGTGCAGAACAGAAGACTACTTCGAGAATCTCCAACGCTACTATGGACGAGCCCAATGCTCGAAGAAGCGTGGGGACTGGGACACGTGAGCGTAGGAGCGCTCACATTCGAAACAGCAAGATATACAGCAAGCTACGTGACGAAAAAACTTCGATCACGACAAACCTACGTACGTATTAACGAAGAAGACGGCGAACTAATCCCGCTCGTACAACCACGTTGCTTCGCTTCGCGCGATCCAGCCATCGGAGGAACCTGGTTAGCCGAATACGGCGACCAGGTATACAACCACGATCGAGTCGTGATCAACGGAAAACCACAGAAGCCACCAAAGGCTTACGACCGATGGCTAGAGAAAAAAAAGGGAAAAGAGGCAATAGAGAAAATCAAAGAGAGGAGGCAGAAAAAGGCAGCTAAAGCAAAACCACAAGACGCGCACGCACGCGCGGAAATCGCGCGCGCACGCGCGAAGAGGAAGAGCAAGAGCATCTGACGACGTGCGCCATAGGCGCTCGTCAGATGCGGAGCAAGAGAGGTTTCCCACCGGTTGACCACACTACGTGTGGACAACCCGTGGAAAACCGGAAAAGAGAAGAGAAGAGAAACCAAGGAGAAGACAATGTTCAGAAACAAAACTGCAAGACAACACAACTTCGCCGTCATCCCAGGCGCGGACGTTCCGCGCAGCATATTCCGGATGCGACAGACCCGGAAACAAGCATTCGATGCATCAGATGTGATCCCAATCATGTGTGAGGAAATCCTTCCAGGCGACACATGGAGACACCGCGAAAACCTCAGCGCAAGACTCGCAACACCAATCGCACCTGCTCTCGACAACCTCGACATTGAAACGGCCTACTTCTTCGTGCCGAACCGAATCAACGTCACAGAAGGCGGCGCAAATCCATGGGAAGCGCTGATAACAGGACAGAGCGACCTGACCATTCCGCTAATCACACCACCGGAAGAAAACGGTACCTGGATCATCCCGGTCGGCTCCGTCCTGGACCAATTCGGCATACCGCCGGCAACATACACCGCACCACCTGCAATTACCGCACTACCAATCTTCGGATACTTCCTGATCTACAACGAATGGATCAGAGACCAAAACCTGCAGGAACCATGGGGCTGGGACGCGGCATACAGCCAAACCACAGAAACCACCGAGATTCAACAACCCGACGGAGGCGGAACACTGGACTGGGACATGATGCCGCTACGTATCAACAAACGTCACGACATGATCACCAGCTCCCTACCGTTCGCGCAAAAAGGATCCCCGGTGCTACTGCCCCTGGGCACAAGCGCGCCGGTCATAAGCACAGGATCAGCACCAACTTTCGAGACCGGAGGCGGAACAGACCTGGGGGTAATGGGAATCGCCGGCACCGGAGCCGGACCAACTGGAGACGACGTATTTGTCTCAAACCCCAGCGCGGGGTCAACACCACTATTCTGGAACAACCCGAACCTAATCGCGGACCTGAGCAGCGCGACTGCTGCAACGATTAACGCCATACGCCTAGCGAGCATCACACAACAAATCCTGGAGCGCGACGCCAGAGGCGGATCGCGCTACGTGGAAAACCTACTGGCAACCTGGGGAGTAAGAAGCCCTGACTACAGACTGCAACGCCCTGAATACCTAGGAGGCAGCAAGATCCCAGTGACCGTCAACCCAATCGCACAAACGGCGGCATACGACGCAGAACCTGCAGACGCGTCAAGCGCCGTCGGAAACCTCGGCGCGGAAATGCATGCGGTCGGCAGTAACCGAACGTTCACCTACGCTGCCACCGAACACGGCTACATCATTGGCATCGCTTGGGCACGCGCAACACCTACCTACCAGCAAGGCGTACGACGTCACTGGACATCACGACACACACGCTTCGACTTCTGGGACCCGAAGTTCAGCAACCTGGGAGAACAAGCCGTCAACACCACCGAGGTCTACTACCCAACAACTGTAGACCCAGTCATCGGGATATGGGGATACCAGGAACAAGGCGCGGAATACCGCTACACGCCCAACGAAATCACCGGCGTACTACGCTCCACCGCTCCACAACCGATGGACTGGTGGCACTACGCGGAAGAGTTCGACACCGAACCCGCGCTCAACGCCGACTTCATCACAGACAAAACGAAGGAGACGCTCGCTCGCTCACTCGCTACCGCACCAAGCGCGCAATGGAGCGCGCAAATCATCATGGACATCGAGCACGACTCAAACGTCGCTCGAATCATGCCGGCATACAGCGTGCCCGGCATCGACAAACTGTAGGAGATCAACATGCCTGGTGGATTCGCATCATTCATGGGAAGCCCTGGAGGACAAGCCGCAGTACAAGGCGGCTTCTCCATCGGCGGCAACCTCTTCAGCGCCAGAGAGGCGAAAAAGGCCAACCGACGCAACGTCAACCTCTACAGGGAGAACAGGGCATGGGAAGAGAACATGTCCAACACCGAGTGGCAACGCGGCGTCGCTGACATGCTCGCCGCAGGAATCAATCCAATGCTGGCCGTCAGCCAGGGAGGAGCCTCAACACCAACTGCACAAGCGCCAACCGTACAACCAGAAC